AAAATATAAAAATAGAAACACCGACTGCACAAATCGGCATTCGTGGAACAGACTTTACAACTACAATTGACGAGATTGGCAGAAGTTTAATAATCTTACTTCCAGACCAATTCGGAAATGCAAGTGGAGAAATTACAGTTACTAACGAAGCAGGCACAGTTACTTTAAATGAAGCATACGCCGCAACAATGGTATCAACATTAAACTCTCTACCTACACAACCTGTAGTAGTAAATGATATCAATCCCTCTATAATTGACAATATGTTTATTGTTTCTCCTCCTGCAGATGTAAAACAGCAACTGAGAGAAGAAGCAATGAAAAAAGATGAAGATGGAGGCATACTTGATGTAGACTTTCTCGAATTTAGTGAATTAGAGCAGGACGCACTAAAAGACACAGAAGAAGATCTCGGATTTAGTGAACTTGACATAGATTTGCTCAGTGTCGATTTTCTCACTGATTTACTTGATGTTATCGAGGAACTCGATAAAAAAGTAAGGGGTGCAGACCCCGTTGAGAGTAGTGAAGGAATTGGCACAATAGACTTAAAAGGAGCTTCTATTGGAAATAACAGTGATAGTCAATATAACATCTTTACAGAAGATAATAAGATAATTTTCTACAGAGAAGTAAATGGAGTTATAAGACTTAAAATACCAGCAGCAAGCGCAACAAGAATTGAAACTTTCGTAGAAGGCTACGAAGGAATAATAGACTTAAATGGAGGAGATGATTCTATCATCGTAATACGACAACAATGAGAATACCAGCGGCTACTTTACTTTTACTTTCTTTATGTTGGTTTGCAATTTTTGTAAATGCACAAGATAATGTGATTAATATTCAAAACCCTTCTTCCTCCGATAATCTGTCTTTGACTATAGAGCAAAGAGGATATGATCAAGAAGCTTACTTTTCAATTGGTGGTGCAGATAATACTGTAGATATACTTCAAACAGGTGCAAACAATACAGTCAAATGGACTGATACATGGGGTTCAGGTTATAATTGGGGTGGTGACTTAGATGGAACTGATAATGCTATTACCATTAAACAAAACACTACAACAGGAAATAGTCCAACGAATAACTATTTTGGATTTCACATATATGGAAACTATAATACAGTAAAATTTGGACAAGGATTTGTTGTTTCAGATACAGGTGATTTTAGTATTGATAACGATGAGTATGGTGGCATGTATATGAGATTAGATATACATGGAAATAATAATACATTTATCGGAGCACAAAGAAATGATGACTCAGGTGATACTATACAAGCATACGTAAACATTTATAGTAGTTACAATGACATTTATACACATCAAAGACAAGGCGATCACTATCTCTCACTTACAACAAACAACGATTACAACGAAGCATGGATAAAACAAGAAGGACAAGGTAGTCATTCAGCAACCATTACACTTGGTGGAACATATCCTACAGATTTATATCTACTTCAACAAACATCAACTAATCAATCATACTCACTTACACAAGATTGTCAAACAGTCGGTGGTTGTAGTGTATCAGTAACACAAAACTAATGAGATTTATAATTGCAGCACTTTGTTTTGGACTCTTTCTTTGGAATCCATATCCTCTCAAAGTCGCAGAACTTAAAGGGTACGATTATCTTATCATGTCGCAACCAGAAGTTCAAAATGAAAATATTGTTCTTGTAGACATTGATGAAGAAATCGTAGAAGCCTACGGCGGTTATCCGCTTCCACGGACATTCTACGCAGATCTTATAGACAGAACAAGTGTAGCAGGTATAACAGTTCTTATGCCTGATCCCGATATAAGAGATTTAAGAAATGATTATGCATTAGCAAGTTCAATGATGCAAACACCAACTGTGATTGCTTCAGCAGCTTCTACACAATCAGAGCAGCTTTCCTTACATGTAGGAACAGCAGAAATAGGAGAAGATCCAAGACCATGGCTATATCAATACCCAGGAATTTTACGTACAGAGTCTACCGTGGCGTCAAACGCAAAGGGACTCGGAGTAGTAACCGCTACGCCGGAAATAGACGGGGTTACTCGTCGTATTCCCCTAGTACTAAACGTGCAGTCAAAACTTTACCCAGCTTTCGCCTTGGAACTCTTAAGAGTCGGGTTAAGCCATCCTTCGTACCAGCTAAAAACAACAGAAGAAGGAGTTTCTTGGGTTAGAGTACCAGGTTATCCACTCATGAATACAGATGCGAATGGTCGCATCTTTCTAGATTGGAATACTAAATTTTATAGACAGTCTGCCTCAGACTTTATGATGAATCCAATTGAGGCACCTTTTGTAATCGTTGGAGTTACAGCAGAAGGTATTAACAATCCAACACCAACACCAGCAGGAGCAAAATACCCACATGAAATACAAGCAAACCTTTTACATAATCTTATTAATGGTAGTGCTCCTTCTACCCCTACTTGGGCTAGTGGAGCCGAGCTTGCGGGAGCATTATTTATATTACTACTCCTTGGCCTCGTCGCAGGGAATGTCTATCTATCCCTACCTACCTTAATATTAGCAATATCAGGTTCTATATATGGAGCCTGGTATGCGTTTCAATCTTCCTATTTGATAGACGTAACTGGCACAATTTTTATCGGGTTTTTATTCTGGAGTATTGAAAGTTTCCGTAATTTCATTACTACATATTTTGAGAAACTTAGAATTAAACAACAATTTGGAACGTATGTATCTCCAGAGTTGGTCAAAAAATTACAGGACGACCCATCATTACTGAGATTGGGTGGGGAGACTAAACGACTCACTTTTCTTTTTTCTGATATCCGAGGATTCACACCAATCTCAGAAAAATATCAAAAAGACCCTCAAGGTCTCACTACTCTCATTAATCGTTTCTTAGATAACCAAACAGAAATCATACTTAAACATGGTGGAACTATTGATAAATATATGGGAGACTGTATAATGGCATTTTGGGGTGCACCACTTGATGATGAAGATCAAGTACGCAATGCAACAAAAGCGGTTCTTGAAATGAAAGAATCTTTAGGAGAATTAAATGAAAAGCTCAGAGAAGAAGGCTTGGATCAAATTAATACAGGAGCGGGAATCAATACAGGGCTCTGCGTCGTGGGAAACTTTGGTAGCTCCAGCCGTTTTGATTATAGCGTGCTTGGGGATTCCGTTAATTTGGCTGCTCGTTTAGAATCAAGCTGTAAGGAATATGACACAGATTTAATAATTTCAGAGTATAGTTTACTTGATGATTATGATTACGAATTTTTAGACGAAGTAACCGTAAAAGGAAAGAGTGAACCAGTTAAAATCTATACCATCAGAAAATAGATCTTGACAAATTACCTCTGTTTTGTTATAATTACAAACATAAGAAGAAAAATTCTTCAAGATATTTAGGGAATAAACATGGACGCCAACGAAGTCGCCGCAGAATTAGCGAAGCACGAAGCTGTATGCGCAGAAAGATGGAAAACTGCGTTTAACAAGTTTGAGGACTTGGAAACTACTATCGGGCGAATTGAAAATATACTAATTGCTTGTGCAGGAACAATTATCGTTGGAGGCGCAGGAATTTTATGGACTATGCTGTCCATGTAATAGAGGAAACTATGGAAAAAGAATATCAAACAAAAGTCATGAAAGCGGAAGTTAAAAAAGTCAAAAAAGAACTTCCAATCTTTCAAAAAAGAAATCATTGGTGTTTTAGACATGAAGGAGTTTTACATAAATTTGATTCCAAGTCTGAAGCAGAAGCAAAATACTTAGAGTTAAACTAATATGACAACCAGTATTGAAGAAGCTTTGAAAAAAGCAGTTGAGAAAGTAGACTCAACAACCGTAAAAGAAGGTGAAGGCGCCGAAGAAAGTAAAGAACTATCTGCTAGAGTGAAAAAACTCATGGCAAGAAGAACTAACTTACTACGACGAAAGAGAAGTAAATTACCATCATCAATTAGATGAAGAAAAAACTCTCCCACGAAGAACGTTGGAAGATTTGTCAGGACTGTCCAAACTTAAATAAAAAGTGGAAGTTTTGTAAAATCTGTCATTGTTTTATGCCTCTCAAGACCAAATTAAGATGGGCAGAGTGTCCCGAGGAACCACCCCGATGGACATAGGAGTAATGCATGGCTATGCGCAAAAAGAAAAAGCGTGGAAAGAAAAAGCGATCCAGAGGATAGCATATTACCAGACTTTATGATCTGGTTAGATTATTTTCGTATGATAAAATATGTGTGTCCCTGGTCTTATGATTCTTTCATAGCGGGTACAACAAAGATTGTTCCTTACGATTACGAAATGCTTACGCTTTTTGAGATGAATTGGGAGCAAGAACCTTGGGAGGTGATTCTTTACGTGATGGGTGATGACCTAACTCTTGACGAGATTGATGAAATAGTGGAGAGTAGAAATAATCTCCAGAACAAATGCGAATATTTATGGTCGCACCCATCCTTTTCTAAGGGCGGAAATAATCAAGCACCAAAAGCTATAATTATACAGCAAGACCGACAAAGGTTAATGGAACTAAGAAATGCCAGCAAGAAAAGTAAAAGGCGGATGGAAATGGGGCAAGTCAGGCAAAGTCTATAAGACTAAGAAAGAGGCCGAAGCCCAAGGCAGAGCGATATACGCTTCTGGTTATAAGAAAAAGAAACGTGGCAAGAAATAGTTTTTTAAATGAGTCTTATTTTAATGTTGCAAGAGGCAAAATAAATAAAGCTTCGTCTGTACATAAGTTTGGTAGAAATCCAAATGTAGGCGGTGCTCCAGAAACAATATGGGAACAAGGTGGCATTTATACTTACTTGACAGTTGCCTCAACAGTTTATGTGTCTGGAGCTGATGCACAAGATAGTGCATCTGGAACAGGTGCTCGTACCGTTACAGTCCAAGGATTAGATGCCAACTATAATGAAATTGAAGAAACACTTACAGTAGATGGTGCAGTTTCAACTAAATCATTTTTAAGAGTTTTTAGAGCCTTTGTTGCTACAGCAGGTTCATTACAAACTAATAAAGGTGATGTGCTGGTATCAACAGGTGCAAGTGGTGGCGGTACGGTATTGGCAAAAATTGCAACAATTGGTACAGGTACAGTATATGGTCAAGGACAAACAAATTTGTCATTCTATACAATACCTGCTGGAAAAACAGGTTATTTAACAAATTGGAATGTAGGAGTAGGTGCTTATAATGACGCCGTAACCGCTAACTTATATACAAGAGAAATAGGCAATGGTTTAATTTTTAGAACAAGAGACGTTATGGATGTTCCAGGCGGACTTCATCAAAGAATATATCAAGTACCATTTCAGTTATCTGAAAAAACAGATATTGAAGTTAGAGCAATTGCTTCAACAGGTACAAATATATCATCAACATTTGATATTATACTGATTAATAATAACTAAAATGGCAAGAAAAAGAGCAAAAAAGAAACCAGTACCAACAAATCCAAGACTCTACGCGCAAGTAAAAGCAGAAGCAAAAAGAAAATTTAAGGTATACCCAAGTGCATATGCAAATGGGTGGTTAGTAAAAACTTATAAGCAACGTGGTGGAAAATACCGAATGGGAGTTGCAAGGAAAAAGAAAAGATGATAGATTATATCAAATTAAGACTTACTCAATTTTGGAATATACTTATTGGTAAAGACGAAAATTGGGACGGCTCAGTAGATATCAAAGATAGTTTGATAAAAGCTGAAAAGAAAGCAAAAAATGAAGGCTAAATTACTAGGTAACGGAAAATTTGAAATAGTAAGCAAAGATGGTCACACAGATGCAGCATCTGTAATAAAATCTTGTAAAACCATAATTTCACACTCTCAAATGATTTTAGATCATTTAACAAACCCAGAAGCAGATTTGCCTACTTGGTTTACAAATAAAATAGCAATTTCAGAGTATGAAGTAGTATCTGCTGCAAACTATATCGCAGACGGAGAGATGGATCACCATCAAGATGGCTAAACCAAAAGGTGGATTAACTAGATGGTTTAAAGAAAATTGGGTTGATATAAGTCGTCCAAAAAAGAAAGGAAGATATCAACCTTGCGGTAGACCTAAAGCAAGAACTGCTAGAGGTGGTTACCCGAAATGTGTCCCTGCTCGCGTGGCAGCAAAGATGTCAGCGTCAGAGAGAAGATCGGCTGTTCGCCGAAAAAGAAGTAAGGCACAAGGCGTAGGTGGAAGACCAACTATGGTTAGTACCTTTACTAAAAGAAAGCGAAGGAGCAGCCGAAAGAAGAAGTAGGCATATGGAAAACCAAGAGGTAGTTAGAGAAATACTACAAGTTGTAAAAATGTCCAAAAAACTAAGATCCGCAATTTATCAAAAACTTGTTTGGGGTCAGGAACTTCGCAATCTTTTAAACCTACCAAGGACATCAATAAATAAAGAGCGAATCCAAGAACATTGGGCAAACGGAACAGATCAAAGTTTATAGAAATGGCATTTATGCCAAGTTACTTTTAAAGTAAAAAGGAAGAAAAATGGCAAGAACAGGTGGATTTTTAAGTGGACCAACTGGCGTACATAATACTCAGAAAATTCGTAAACACGTATTAAGAAGAGGTCTCACAAGAGATTTGAACGCAGCAGCTGGCACTACTGTTAATAGCAAAAATCCTGGAAGTTTAGAAACTTTCAGATACGCAACTGCAGCAAAAGCAGTTGGACCAAGATTTGGTAAAACCGCTAATCCAAGACGCGCTAGTTTTGGTAAAAGAGGTGCAGGGCGGATATTACCTAGGCGCGGAAGATAAATATTTTACACGACGACTTTCATAAATTTATGAAAGCAGGACGACTTAGTAAAGTCGTAAATACAGTATTAAATGGCACTAACAGCAAGCGAAAAAGCAAAACTAAAAAGGTACGGTCTCAGCGGTTTAAACAAACCAAAGAGAACACCTAAGCACCCAACTAAAAAAGCTGTAGTGGCAACTCGCGTTGGTAATCGTATAAAGATTATTCGCTTTGGAGCACAGGGTATGGGGCATAATTATAGTCCTGAAGCCCGAAGAAGCTTCAAAGCAAGACACAGAAGAAATATCGCTAGAGGTAAATCTTCTGCTGCCTACTGGGCAGATAAAGTCTTTTGGGCAGGTAAGGGAGGTTCCGTAAAAAGACCTCCTAAGTCTCAAAAGCATGTTAAAGGAAGAAAAAGAAGGAGAAAGTAATACATGAGTATTCCTAAAATGATAGATAAAAGACAAGCGTGGCTAGATGGAGTCTCGGTTGAAGCTATGGCAGTTTTATCTAAACTAACAAAAAGAACCAAAGCAGGAATTACACTTTCTGACAAGGAAGATATGATGTTAGAACTTTGTAGTGGATACTTGTATATGCTTAGTCTTTGTAAAGAAGAAGGACTTTTTGATTCCGATGACCCGTTTAACTTATTTAACAAAGAGACTCTACATTGATTGAAATAAGCCGTTCAGACATAGCGTCTAACTATCACATGGATCTTTCTTCGGAGGATCGCTTTATCAAGTTACCTATTGAGGGGTATCTTGAATTATTGGGCATAAGCCCCAACACATCTCAAACTGCAATTATCAATGCAATTAATAATCCCAAATATCGTTTTGTTTGTGCGGCTGTTTCTCGTCGTCAAGGCAAGACATACATTTCAAATATCATAGGACAGTTAGTTTGTTTAGTACCAAACTCTCATGTGCTACTGATGTCACCAAACTACTCACTATCTCAAATCTCATTTGACTTACAGAGAAATCTCATCAAGCATTTTGATTTAGAGGTAACACGAGACAACGCAAAAGATAAAGTTATTGAACTTTCAAACCAATCAACAATTCGTATGGGTTCTATCAATCAGGTAGACTCTGTTGTTGGTCGTTCGTACGATCTGATTATCTTTGACGAAGCCGCACTTACTGATGGTAGAGACGCTTTCAATGTTGCACTACGTCCTACACTAGACAAAGATAATTCTAAAGCAATCTTTATTTCTACACCTCGTGGACGTAATAACTACTTTGCGGAATTTTACTATCGTGGATATTCAGACGAG